GACGAAGTTGCTTGAGTCGCTTGTGCTTCAGCAGCGGATTCGGCACGGAGGAAATCCTGTGCTGTCGTGGATGGCTGGGTGTGTGTGCACGGAGAGCAATGCGTTCGAGGACATTCGGCCAGTGAAGAAGAAGAGCACTGGACGCATTGACGGCATCGTGGCGTGCATATTCGCGCTCGGCGGGTGGGAAGCAAACAGCGTCACCAACTCGGCATCCACACCCGAAATCTTCTTCATATGATCGCCCACGAAAATCGCATCCTCTGGCTACCCGGCGACGAGCGTTCGTGGGATGAAGACGGCGGCAGCCGCAGCCCGGCGGGTGTGCGGATCAGTGCCGACAACGCCACGATGGTGGCGGCGGTATTCGCGTGCGTGCGGATCCTGAGCGAGACGGTGGCGAGCCTGCCGCTCCATGTGCTCGAGCGGCTGAGCAACGGCGGCAAGCGTCAGGCTAAGGAACTGCCTCTCTATCGCCGGCTGCACTCTCAGCCGAACGCATGGCAGACCTCGTTTGAGTGGCGGGAGCAGCTGGTGCGGCATGTCGCGTTGTGGGGCGACGCCTACAGCGAGATCAAGCCGGGGGCGTCGGGGGCGGCTGACCAAGTGCTGCCGCTGCACCCGAGCCGGATGAAGGTCGAGACAATTGAGAACGACCGGCTGAGGTACAGCTATCGCGAGGCGAAGGGGCGTCAGACGGTCTATTCGCAGGAGCAAATCCTGCACGTCCGCGGCCCGAGCGATGACGGCGTGCATGGCGAGAGCATCGCAGAGTCGTGCCGCGATGCGATTGCGCTGGCACGGGCGTGCGAGATTCACGGGGCGAGATTCTTTGGCGGCGGTGCCCGGCCCGGCTTCATTCTCAGCACCGACAATCCGCTCAACGCGGAGGCTCGCCGGGAACTGGCCGAAGGGTGGAACCGCAAGCATCGCGGCCCGCACAACGCTTTCGAAACGGCGGTGCTCACGGGCGGCCTCAAGCCCTATGGGATCCCGTATGCCAGCAATAGCGATTCGCAGTTCTTGGAATTGCGGCGGTACCAGCTCGAGGAAATCGCCAGGCTGTTCCGCATCCCGATGCACCTGCTTCAGGTAGGCGGCGGCTCCTACGGCTCGATTGAGCATGCTGGCCTCGACTTCGTGCAGCACACGATTTTGCCGTGGCTGCGTCGCTTGGAGTCGGCGTTCACCCGCGACTTGATGCCGGATGACGCGAGCCGTGAGCGGTACCAGATTTCGTTTGACGTTCGCGGGCTGCTCCGCGGTGACGCGGCGAGCCGATCAAGCTACTACCGCTCGATGTGGGACATTGGCGTGCTCAGCACGAACGACATCCTCGCCTTGGAGGACATGAACCCGGTCGAAGGCGGCGACGTGCGGCATCGGCCGTTGAACATGGGCACGCTTGGGGAAAGCCCCACCGCGACCGATGTGATGGCGCAGCAGATGCCGGGCAGTGGCATCGACGGCCAGGCGGTCGAAGGCGGCGTCGATGCGGCCACGCAGCCGGCCGCGGATGCCGCTCCGCAGGTGGCGGAAGTCTCGCTGAACGGTGCACAAATCACGGGGCTGATCGCGATCATTCAGCAGGTGAGCACGGGGCTCGTTACCAAGGCCGGTGCCTCTGCAATGGTCGCGGCAGCCTTCCCGTCTATTCCGCAGCAGCAGATCGACGCGATTCTGGCGGGTGTGCCAGACACGCCCGTGCCGGCCCCGGCCACAGAACCGGCCGCAGGTCCTGCCGCTCCGCTGGCTCGCTCGCTGCCTGAGTCTCGCTCGCTGACGCTCAGCATCGACTTCGACCGCACGTTCGCTGCGGACCCGAAGCTGTGGGGCGAATTCGCGGAAGACGCGGTCGAGGGCGGCAACACGGTCGTGATGATTTCGCGGCGCGAGGACACGCCAGAGAACCAGCAGCTGGTTGCCGACACGCTGGGCGAGTGGAAGTCGTATTTCTCGCAGGTGCTGCTCATCGGCGGTGAGACGCTGAAGGACGACGCCGCCAAGGCAGCCGGCATCGCCGTGGACGTGTGGGTGGACGACTCGCCGCAAACCGTGAAGCCGCCGATGGAGAAGAAGGCGAAGCGGAGCCGCAAGCGAACGTCAAAGCGGGCCGCCCCCGGCACCATTGCGGAAGGCGATTGGGTGACGCTCGCGGACGGTCGCATCGGTCGCGTCGATCATGTGATGACCGAAGGCGTCCTGAACCTTGGCGACCTCGAACTGCCGGCGACGCCAGATGATCCGGCGGCGCTCGTCAGCGTGTGGGATGGCGGTGAGTTCGACGGGCAGGCTGGAGCGAAAGTGACTGATATCACGAAGACGGAAGCCCCCAATGGCTACGTATGACCATGTCGACTTCACGCCACCTTCGGGTGTGCGAGAGGAGGCGGCGCGCGGGCTAGAGTGGCGAAGAGAGTTCAACCGTGGTGGCACGGAGGTAGGCGTTGCTCGAGCCCGTGACCTGAGCAACGGCGTCAGCATCTCGCCCGACACGGCTCGCAGGATGAAGGCGTATTTCGACCGGCACGAGATCGACAAGCAAGGCCAAGGATTCAGCCCATCAGAGCAAGGGTTTCCCAGCGCAGGGCGTATAGCTTGGGCGCTATGGGGCGGTGACGCCGGGCAGGCGTGGGCAAACAAACTGGTACGGCAACTCAACGCGGCAGACGAGGAGAACCGAAGCATGATCGAACGACGCAGCCTGTACGAAGAAGAATCCGGCACCCTGCCGCTGCTCCGCGTGGAGTCGCGGTCTGAGGACGGCGCGGGCGAAAGCCGGTGGATCGTCGGCTACGCGGCAAAGTTCGGCGTGAACTCGCTGGAACTCGACGGCCAATTTATCGAGCGGATCGACCCCAAGGCGTTCGGGATCGTCGCGGAGCGACGCGGCCGCAAGAAGTCATTGGAGACTCGGGCGCTCTGGAACCACGATCCGAACTATCCGCTGGCCAGGTTCCCTGGCACGCTGCGGATGAACGTGGACGAGATCGGGCTGCGGTATGAGTTCCCCGTGCCCGACACAACCTACGGGCGCGATCTTGCCAGCAACATCGAAGCGAATATCGTGCGCGGCAGCAGCTTCAGTTTCCAGATTGCTCCAGGCGGTGAAGCGTGGAGCGTGGAAGACGGACGCAGCATCCGCACCGTCACGAAGATTGACACGCTAATCGACGTTGGGCCGGTGACGTTCCCGGCCTATCCAGATGCTGACGTGAGCGTGGCGAAGCGGTCCTTTGATGCGTGGCGTTCCGCCGAAGCCGAAGTGCGAAAAGCCGAGATCGACCGCGTGCTGCGGGCTCGCGGCAAGGCGGCGTCTCTCCGCGATTTCCTGAGGCAGCATGGCCGCTAGTGGCGAAACGTGCCCGCGATGCCGAGACGGCAAGCTCGCCGTGGCATCGTCGCAGCGGAGCGGAGAGTACCAAGTGCGGTACCTCCGCTGTGCCCGGTGCGGCTGCACCGACAAGCAGATCGTGCCACCGGGCGAAGTTCGGCGGCTGAAGGTCGGCTGAGTTCTTTACTGTCACGACCGCATATCTGCATGGGTGCGGGGGCGTCCTCCTAGTTTCGACGTTGTGGACGGCAGCGGCCGTCTGAACCCGAACAAGGAGCATCGCACGTGGACAAGCTCAAGAAGCTGCTGGACGAACTCGCCGCCGTGGTCGCCGAGATGGAGGCGACCTCGCAAGCCCCCGCTGAGGGCGATGCCCCCGCGATGACCGAGGAGCAGGAGGCGTCCCTCCGCAGCCTGGAGCAGAAGGCCGACAAGCTTCGCTCGCAGATTGAGTTCGTGCAGCGCGTCCAGGCCAAGGAGCTTGAACTCCGCAGCGTTCTGGAGCGTGCCGCTCCCGCGAAGGCCATCGAGAAGACCGAAGCCCCCGAGGTGAAGGAGCCGACTGTGGAGAAGCGTCATTTTGCGATCCCCCGTGCTACTGGCCGGCTCAAGGCGTTCGGTGGTCCGAACGCGGAGGAGCGGGCCTATCGTGCCGGCATGCACCTGAAGGGCTACGTGCTCGGTGACGAGGAAGCCCGTCGGTGGTGCCGCGATCACGGCGTTGAGTCGCGGGCTCAGGCCGGCGGCATCAACTCGCTCGGTGGCGTTCTTGTCTCGGACGAGATGAGCGCTGAGATCGTGCGTCTGGTTGAGGAGTTCGGTGCGTTCCCCGCCAACGCTCGCCGGGTCGCGATGAACAGCGATTCGATGCTGTTCGCTCGTCGGACTGGTGGCCTGTCGGCTCGCCCGATTGGCGAGAACGCTGCTCCCGCGACCAGCGACGTGACGTTCGACAACGTCAACCTGATCGCGAAGATGTGGGGTATCGACAATCGCATCCCGAACTCGCTGATGGAAGACTCCGTCATCGACCTTGCGGATGCAATGGCGGTTGAGGTGGCTCAGTCGTTCGCGGAAGCCTTCGACAATGCCGGGCTCATCGGCGACGGTTCTTCGACCTACCACGGCACGGTCGGCGTGGCGACGGCGATCATCGACGGCACGCACACCGCGTCGGTCGTAAATGCCGCCACCAACAACGACGTGTTCGCGGATCTGACGCTGACCGACTACACGGCTGTCGTGGCGCGGCTCCCGCTCTACGCCCGCCGGAACGCCAAGTGGTACATCTCCCCGGCTGGCTACGGCTCCTCGATGCTGCGGCTCATGGTCGCTGCGTCGGGCAACAGCGTGGCCGATGTGGCCGGCGGGGCTGGCCTCCAGTTCCTTGGATTTCCAGTCGTCCTCTGCCATCCGCTTGAGAGCCGGCTGTCGGGCACCGCGAACGGCGTGGCCTGCCTCTTCGGTGATCTGTCGCAGGCTGCTACCTTCGGTGAGCGGCGGGCGATCACGATCAAGACCGACACCAGCCGGTTCGTGGAGTTCGACCAGACCCTGACGTTCGCGACCAGCCGTGTTGCCATCGTGGCCCACGACCTGGGCAACAACAGCAAGGCCGGTCCCATCGTCGCCCTGCGGTTCGCCGCCTGACCCTAGCATCCTTCTAAGGAGAATCTGACCCATGCTTCATCTGGCTCGTTCCAAGACGGATGCCATCATCGGCACTGCGGACACCACGACCTCGCAGACTGCTCAGCACACCATCGACACGCTCGGCTTTGCCTATGCGTCCATCGATGTGGTGCTCGAGCCGAACGCGGCCACGACCGACGCCATCTGCCGGGCGCTCAAGGTCGAGGAGTCGGACGCTTCGGCGACCGGCTACTCTGACATCGCGGCCCTCGTGGGCGGCGGCACCGGCGGCTTCACGATCCCCTCCAGCGGATCGCGGACGGCTGGCAGCAACGTCGTGCGGCTGAACATCGACCTCCGGGGCCGCAAGCGGTACCTGCGGGTCAATGCCACGCCGACCGCTGCGAGCGTGGTGGCCAGCGTCGTGCGGCTCGGCCGCGGCGAGATCGGTGCGTCGGACGCTGCTTCGTCTGGCGTGCAGGTGGTCGTCAACTCCTGACGCTTGACAGCAAGAGCATCTTGGACGGCTGGCAGGGGATTGCCTCTGCCAGCCGTTTCTTTTTTGGAGCCGCATAGATGCTCGTGCGAGTTGGCGATACCCAGGTGGACGTTCGCGTCGAGGCAATCATGTCGATGCCTCGCCTGACGTTTACCAGCAACACGTTCGGCTGGGCTCAGGCGCTGACGCCGCTCGGCATCCGGCCGACCATCGGCACCGGCTGCTTTTGGGATCAGGTGAATACCCGCTGCATGGAGCAGATGATCGACAAGGCGGAGTATCTGCTCCTGACCGACTACGATTCCTTCTACACAAAGGAAGATGTCGAACATCTCTTTGCATTGGCTCTCACGTTCCAGTGCGATGCCCTCGCCCCGATCCAGACGAAGCGCGAGGACGGCAGGCCGATGTTGACGTTGCTCGGCACGCTCGACAATCCGCCTGAAAGCGGAGCGACCACGCTGCCGCGAGAGTGGTTCGCGGAGCCCGTGCAGCCTGTCGACACGGCGCATTTTGGGTGCACGATTATCTCGACGGCCGCTCTGAAGCGGGCGAAGAAGCCGTGGTTCTGGAGCAAGCCCGACCCGAGCGGAAGCTGGGGAGACGGCAGATTAGACCCTGACATTTTTTACTGGGCGAACTGGCGAGCCAGCGGCAATCGCGTGTTCGTCACGCCCCGCGTCTGCATCGGCCACGGGGAATACGTCGTGACATGGCCGGGGCGTGACTTCAGCAAGCCCGTCTACCAGTACGCCACCGAGTTCACCAGCACGAACAAACGCCCGGAAACTGCATGGAGGGTGCCCGAAGCATGAAAATCAAGTTGACCAAGAACTACTCGACCTATCGCGTGGGCGACGTGGTCGAGTGCGAGGACGTGACGGCGGTGCGGCTCATCAATGATGGGCTCGCCGTCCGTGAGCAGCAGATGGATTTGATCGAGACGGCGGCGGTGGAGCCCGGCGGCGAATCAGCCGACGCGACCCCCCGACGCCGCGGCAGACCTCCCAAGGCGTGACCAATGCACTACCGCTCCCTGCGTGTCGCCAGCCAGCCCGCCGTGGAGCCGGTCACGCTGGCAGAGGCGAAGGCTCACTGCCGGATCGACACGACGGCAGATGATGCCTACGTGTCCTCCCTCATCACGGCGGCTCGCCAGTGGGTCGAAGCCTACTTGGACGAGGCTCTGATTCATCAGCAGCTCGTCATGAAGATGGACGGGTTTCCGCCCGAGATCGAACTGCCGAAGCCGCCGATGGCCACGGCTGGTACGCACACGGCCACCACGATCACGTACACGCAGAACGAAAACGGCACCACCGCCACGCTCTCGACTGCCCAGTACCGGGTTGACCGCGACGCGCGGCCCGGCGTCATCCGCCATCTCTATGGCGGGGCGTGGCCTGCCTACCTCGAGGACTACAACGCCGTCACGGTGACGTGGTGGGCGGGTCGTGGGGCGAGCGGCAGCGATGTGCCACAAGGCGTGCGGAACGCGATCCTGTGGCTTGTGGGCATGTGGTACGAACGCCGCATGGCGGCTGACGCGGCGAACCTGAGCGAGATCCCGTTCGGCGTCAAAGCGTTGCTTGATGCGGCCAAGTGGGGGAGCTACCGATGAGCCTGGAAGCGGCACAGATTCTCGTTGATGCCTACGTGCGCGAGACGCGGTCGAACGACGTGTCGAGTGAAATTCGCACGACGCCCTTCCGCTATTGGGTGTCACTCACTGACGGCACGGGGGCGAGCGAGGCTCAGATTTCGTGGAGTGACTCCCGCACGCTTGCCAGTGGCTCCGAGTCGCTGACGCTTACCGGCATTTCAGACACGCGGGATGGTGCGGCCGTTACGGTCGCCTTCTCTGCGGTCAAGGCGGTGGTCGTGAAGAACACGCACCCGACACTCTCGGTCACGTTCTCCGGTGCCTTCACGGCGTGGCCGCTCAAGCCAAATGGCATGGTCGTGATTGTCGATCCCAGTGCCGACGGCGTCACTGGCAACACGCTGACCGTATCGGGCGGTGCGGGCGTCACGTATGACATCATCGTCATCGGTGAGGGAACCGTTACGTGATCGACCCCGGCAAGCTCCGTGAGCGAGTCACGATTGAGCGGGCGACCGAAAGCCGCAACGCTCTCGGCGAAACTGTGCTGAAGTGGGAGACGTTCGCGGAGCGGTGGGCCAGCGTCGAAGGTGTGTCGTCGCGAGAGTTCCTGCAAGCTGGCCAGCAGCAGATCGACATGAGCCATCGCGTGCGGCTGCGGTACGTCGATGGGCTGACGCAGAACATGCGATTCGCGTGGCGTGGCCGCAAACTGGAGATCGTGTCGCTGCTCGAGCACAACAACCGCAGCGAGCATGAGGCTCTGTGCCAGGAGCAGGTCTAGATGGCTGTCGCCGGCATCGGCATCTCGGTCGAGTTCACGGAACTGGAGCGAATCCGGCGTGACCTCTTGGCGCTTGGCAGACCGCGTGCGACATCGACGCTGCTCGGTGCCGCCCTGAAGAAGGCAATCGTGCCGGCGTACCAGCGGCTCCAGCAGGTGACGCCGCAGGGGCCGACGGGCAATCTGCTGCGGGCCGCCACGACGAAGATCAAGACGTATCCGAATGATGGTGGTGCGGTGGCCCTGGTTGGCTACGAGCGGTCAGGCGTGGGTAGTTCCCAGAGCGCCCAAGGCGGCACGGTGCGAGCCGGAAAAGACCGGG